AGATGCCATTTGACTTCCTTCAGCTGGTAACTCAAGGTTATTTACTGTAAAACCATCAATTTTTACATTATAACCACGAGTTTGAGTAAAGCTTTCAGGACGTAATTCTAAACCAGTATAATTGCCTTCACGGTTACCATGGAATTCAAGAATAGTTTTATATCTATTTTGAGCATGGATATTAAGGTATTTATGACGATCACCTGGAATGAATACAGAAACTTTATTAGAAATTTTATAAGTACCATCTGGGAAGATTACTTCTGTATAGTTCTCATCACGTACTTTTCTAAAAAGTTCATTTAACTTTTCAGTCACGTCTGTAGCGCCAGTATTATCAATACCGAAGTCTAATACGTTAATAACTTTGCCAGCAAATACTTTAGATTCAATATTTCTAATATCAGAACCTACTTTGCGGGCAAGAGGTTTAAGAGTTTTCTCAATAGCTTTTTTAAATTCAGCCATGTCAAAATTTCTCCTTTCAAAAATTTAAATAAAGGAGAGATGATCGTAATGATCATCTCTCATTAGTATTACTTTATTGTATATTAAATTGTCAATTATTAGGTTATACCTATTATTGAGGTTTACCTACTCCTGGTGGTGTAGCTGGAGCTGGATTTCCACCGGCATTTTCTTCACTAGCTGCAGGAGTACCGTTTTTACCAGCTTCATATTCAGCAACCAAATCAAGTTCACCGAAATCTAAAGCTTCTTCTTTAACATAACCTGTCAAATCAGGAGCGGCAGCAGTGATTACACCCTCTCCAGAGATAGAAATGCCAGGACCAGCAGTCAATTTAGGTTGAACTTCTGCTGCTTTTGCATAGTCTGCTAAAGTAGTAGTCAAAGATGCAGTAGTTGCATAATCACCTAATTTAGTAGTCAAAGCTGCAGTAGTAGTATAGTCAGCCAATTTAGTATCTACAGCTGTGATTGTAGAGTAATCAGCTAATTTAGTATCTACGGAAGTAGTTGTAGCATAATCACCTAATTTAGTAGTCAAAGCTGCAGTAGTAGTATAATCAGCTAATTTTGTATCTACGGATGCAGTTGTAGCATAGTCAGCCAATTTAGTATTTAAAGCTTCTTCTTTAACTAAACCAGCAACTTTACCATCAACCAATGTAGTAATTTGCTCTGTAGTGGAATATGCGCTAAGATCAGGGGCTTGGTTAGGAGCCGTAGCGGAGATTACACCTTCTTCAGAGATTTGGATATTAAGACCAGCTTGAAGTTTATCTTGCTTGCCGTCTTTTAATTTTTTAATATCGACACCAACCGCTCTCGCAAATGGTGCTAATACTTTTTTCAATTGGGCTTGTACGGAAAGAGCCATTATTGAATTCTCCTTTCAAAATATTATTCTAACGAGTAAACATATTGCTCGCTACTAGTATGTTTCGAAAAACTAGTAGCGAGAATATTTCTTAAAATTAGTTAGCGCCTTCGTTGTATGCGTCAAGCATCAAGTTAGGATCTAATTCTTCTTCCTCTTCTTCGCTTGCTTTAGGAGGAGCAGCTGGAGTAGGAGCAGGAGTTGCTGGAGCAGCAGGTTGAGCTACAGGAGTTGTAGTTGCAGAAGATGCTTCTGTACTAGGAGTTGCAGCTGGTGTAGATGCTACAGGTTGAGTTTCACCAGTAGCTGGAGCTACAGGTGCAGTTTCAGTACCAGTAGTTACAGCAGGAGCTGGAGACTCAGTATGAGTTTCTGTATTAGCTACAGGTGCTGCAGGAGATTCTGTGTGAGTTTCTTCACTTGCTACAGGTGCAGCTGGTTGTTCAGTAACTGTATTAGAAGAAGTTTCAGTATGAGTTTCCTCAGTAGTAGCTACAGGTGCTGCAGGTTGAGCTGTTTCGGAACCAGTAGTTACTGTAGATTCTTCAGTAGTACCAGTGGAAGGAGCTTCTGTATGAGTTTCTTCACTAGCTACAGGTGCAGTTTCAGAACCTGTGTTAACAGCTGGGGACTCAGTATGAGTTTCTTCACTAGTTGCTGGAGCTGCAGGAGAGCCTTCAGTACCAGTAGTTACTGCAGGTTGTTCTGTGTGAGTTTCTTCACTTGCTACAGGTGTAGTTTCTGTATGAGTTTCAGAACCAGTTGTTACAGCTGGAGTGCCTTCAGTGTGAGTTTCTTCACTTGCTACAGGAGCAGCTGGAGACTCAGTATGAGTTTCAGAACCAGTGTTTACTACAGGAGTTTCAGAATGAGTTTCTTCACTTGCTACAGGAGCTGTTTCGGAACCAGTAGTTACAGCTGGAGTGCCTTCAGTAGATACAGGAGCAGCTGGTTGTTCAGTTGTACCAGTAACTGCAGGAGCAGATGTAGTTTCAGAACCAGTATTTACCGCAGGGGACTCAGTATGAGTTTCTTCACTAGCCGCAGGTTGTGCAGTTTCGGAACCAGTAGTAACAGCAGGAGCTGGAGATTCATTATGAGCTTCTTCAGTAGAGCCAGTAGCTGGTGACTCAGTGTGAGTTTCTTCGTTAGCTACAGGAGCTGCAGGTTGTTCTGTAGTAGTGTTAGAAGAAGTTTCAGTATGAGTTTCCTCAGTTGTACCAGTTGTTACAGCAGGAGTGCCTTCAGTACCTGTAGTAGCTGGGGATTCAGTATGAGTTTCTTCAGTTGTAGCTACAGGAGCTGCAGGTTGAGCTGTTTCGGAACCAGTAGTTACTGCAGGTTGCTCTGTATGAGTTTCTTCACCAGTAGCAGGTTGAACTGCAGGAGCACCTTCAGTACCAGTAGTTACAGCAGGAGCTGGAGCTTCTGTATGAGTTTCACCAGTAGCAGGTTGATTTACTACAGGAGCTGCAGGTTGTTCAGTAGTACCAGTTGCTGGAGCAGCTGGAGTATTACTTGTTTGATCTGCTGGTTTAGGTGTATTTTCAGCAGCACCATTATATGCATCAACCATGAAGTTAGGATCTAATTCTTCATCTTCATGATGTTCAGTATTACCTGTAGATGGTTGAGGATTTGCAGGAGTTTCTGTATGAGTTTCACCAGTAGTAGGAGCAGCTGGTTGAGCTGTTTCAGAACCTGTATTCACAGCTGGAGTACTTGTTTCAGTATTACCTGTAGATGGTTGAGGATTTGCAGGTTGTTCAGTTGTACCAGTGGAAGGAGCTTCTGTGTGAGTTTCTTCACCAGTAGTAGGATTAGCTGGTTGAGCTGTTTCGGAACCTGTATTCACAGCTGGAGTACCTGTTTCAGTATTACCTGTAGTAGGGTTAGCTGGAGTTTCTGTATGAGCAGTTTCACCAGTAGCAGGTTGCTCAGTAGTACCTGTAGATGGTTGTTCAGTATGAGTTTCAGAACCAGTGTTTACTGCAGGAGTACCTTCAGTACCATTTGTTGGGTTAGCTGGAGTTACGGCGGAACCTTCACCTTCGGTTGTACCAGTGGAAGGAGTTTCAGTATGAGTTTCACCAGTGGATGGTTGCTCAGTGTGAGTTTCTTCACCAGTAGTTGGATTTGCAGGTTGTTCAGTATGAGTTTCACCAGTTGTTGGGTTATTAGGTTGAGCTTCATCATGTTTAGGCTCCTCTGTTTTACCGTTTTCGTATGCATTAACGATATCTTTACCTAATTTGTCATCATGCTTATCTTCTGCAGTTGCAGTATAAGCAAGACCAGAGATTACCCAGCCAGCACGAGCTGCACCGTCAGCGATAGCTTTAAGGTTACCAGCAACAGTTGCACTTCTGAAACGAACTTCTTTATCTTCATCTGGACCATTATCACTCATAGCAGCCAATACAGATGTAACAGAATCTTCGTCCAATGGGCAGTTAGTCAAGTCAAGACCAGTATTTAATTTACCAGATAAACGAAGTGTGCTCAATGCAGTAGCATCTTTAAACATATCTTTTGTTGTAGTCAAAGAGCCTACATTCAATTTCAATGCTTTCAATGCTTGACAGCCTTTAAACATAGCTTCAGCATTTTGTAAACCAGGAGTCTTGATTTCAACTTGTTCCAATTTGGAACAACCTTCAAACATACCTTTTGCGGATGCTAAGTTTTCAGATGTAGTCAATTGAACTTGAGTTAAGTTTTGGTTATCTCTAAACATGTAGTTTGCAGATTTAACTTTAGCCAAGTTCAATGGAGCTAATTCATTCAATGCCAAAGCACCATCAAACATGTAGTCTGTGTATTCAGTGTCATCAGTATTCAAGTTGTTATCCAACTTAGTTAATGTAGCATATTCTTTAGGGTATGCAACTTTAAGGAAGTTGTAAGCATTCTTAGATACTTTGATGAAGTTAGCAGAAGAATCTTGATTTAATTCAGAATCTTCAATTACACCAGCTGGTTTCAAACCACGGATGTTACGAACGTCAATGGAAAGAAGTTGGTTTTTGAAGTCAATAGATGCATCAAATTTAACAACGATTTTTTCATCACGTTGAATTACGCCATTAGCGGAGTAAGTGGAAAGACCAATGTGTTTATTAGTCCAGTACTCGAAGTTACGTACTTTACCAGCAGCACGTTTCAATTCGCCATCTTTTACATAATCGATTTCCCAGATTTCTTTAGCACCTTCAGAAAGAAGAACTTTATAGTTATCATCTGGATTAGAGAATACGAAAGAGATTAATAAAGAACGGCGAATCTCAGCTTTAATGTCAACCATATTAGCTTTAGGACAAGCACGTTTATTATCACCGCTAGCGGTAGAATAAGGGTTACAATTGGTAGGGTCAATTACATTATCAATTGCCATTTAGTTACCTCCATTTATAAAAATATTATATTAAATTACCATAATGTTGAAAAATATTGAGGAAGGTCATTAAGACCTTCCTCTAGATATTTTTATTTGCTGTTAGGAGACCATTTTTGAGCCATAAGAGCTTCAATAATACGGTCAGTAGATGTTTTAACACCAAGGGAGTTAGCAGAGTTAAGAGAATGACCTACACGAGCTTGTTTCATAGCACGGTTAGCAGTGTATTTTTCAAGCAAGTTTTTAGGTAAGTTCATAATCTTACGAGCTGCCATTTGACGTTGTTCGGATTCAGTCAATTCTGGATCTTCATGGAAGTAGTCAGTTGCTACATCAAGAAGTTCAGTATATTTGTAAATCATTTCTGTATATACAGATTGATATTTACGACCGAATGTACGAGTATCAGAGATGATACGACCATCTAATGCAATTACAGTAGAACCATCAGCGAAGTTGAATGTGAATTTATGAGAACCAACTTCTTTAGATTCAGTAATAGCAATCTTATTAGTGCTTTCAACTTCTTTACCATTTTCATCTGTAGTTTTCTTATCAACAGATTCAAGGATTTTAGCTTTTAAAACATCAGAGAAGTCTTCATAAGGTTTTTCTGGTTCTGCGGAACGACCATCAGAAACCATTTTACCAGCTTTATCGAATTTAACTACAGCATCATCAGAGTAAACGATTTCAATGAAACCTTCTTTATTGATTTTAGCTTCTTTGATTTGAGTTTTAGTCAAACGAGTAACTGCAGCTTGATATTCTTTAACGATTTCAGGATGCTCAGCAATTACATCTTCAGGGCGTTGTACTACATAGTAGCCAGAACCTTTAAGAGAATTGTAGTCTTCAGCATCACCATGAAGGTTACCTTCATCATCAACTAATACTTCAATTGCAGTAGCACGACGATCTTCTACTTCAACGTTTTCAGTTGGACCATAAGTGATTTTAATAGCAACTGCAGTTTCTTGAACTTCAGATTCCATTAAACCACCTAATTTACCAGGAACGTAGCAACGTTCATCTAATGTTTTACCTTGAGCTTTAGCTACATCAAATGGGGATACGTATTTGTATTTGTCAGTTTTCAATACTTTTTTAACTGTTTCGTCAGTGTGGTCAAAAGCATTGCGAACAAAGTTTAAGACTGTACCATCTGTATATGTGACAGTACCAGTACCCTTTTTATCAGCATCTTCTCGGAATACGCCATCAACTTTATTTACAGGAGTCTCTGTAGGTTGAGTAGCAGTAGTGCCAAGTACTTTATTATCAGGCATAATACTTTCTCCTTTTAGAAAAAATAGAATTATAAAAATAATGACCCCAATGGTTTTTCACCATTGGGGTAAACCATTATTCATATGTCTATAATTATTTTCTACGTTTTTTAGTTTTAGGAGCTTTAGGTTCTGCAGCTTTTGCTTTTAGACCATTTTCATAAGCTTTAAAACCAGTGGAGATAGTAGAGCATAAACGTTGATAGTTAAATGCTACTTCTTGGAAGATACCAGATACTTCTTTCTTAGTCTTCATAGAATGAAGAGCACCACTTAAGAGAAGCATCATAGTATATAGACGCATCATTTGGATCTTATCACTGAAGTTAGTTGTAACTACAAGAAGTTCCATTAAGATGGAGAAGATATTAATGGATTCAACTTCAAAAGAAGTGAATTCAGAGATAGAATCCATAAATACACCTACATTAATATTCTTGATATTAAGACGTACCAATGCATTATGAATAGCATCAACGTTACGTTGTTGATGTTTGAATGCTTTACCTACGTTGAGGTAAGATGGCTTATTATCCAATGCTTTATATAAGAAGTCATATTCTTTAGCATCATTATTAGCATTCAATACATTGATACAATGCTCATGAACTTCAGGATTATCTGTAGAATCCATAATACGATTCATTTCAGTAATACGTTTTTCATAAGTTTCTTCAATGTAATCTTCTAATAACTTAGAAATCTCTTTAGTTTCTTCAAGATCATTGACTTTCTTAATAGCGTCATTAACTAAGTCATGACCTTTATCCATGAATGCATTACCACAGATTTCACGAATAAAACCTTCGATAAAGAATTTATAGATTGTCATATCATTAGTATTGATACCAAGTTTATTAGCTTGAACTAAAAGTTCTTGTTTAGCTTGAGGTCCTAAGATCATCAAGATATCAGATTGTGGATCATTTTGAAGAGAAGCATATGTATGAATAATATCTTGATATACTTCATCAGATAACTCAATATCTTTGAATTCTTCAGACTGAGCTTGTTGAGCTTTAACGTCTTCTACAGTAATATCGATAGTATCGAATTTGTTTAGGATTTCTTCCAATTCTTTACTATCGATAGGACTTTCGACATCTTCGGAATTTCCATCGGTGCTAACAACTCTGCTTGAGATTTTAACTTTAGAAGCGTTTCCTTCATGTCCGCTCTCAACTGTCCCTTCGTTGGAGGGAAAGTCGGCTTCAGCCTTATCCTCCTCAGGTAATACTTCTACTTTTTCCATCTTTTCGATTTCTTCTACAGTAGGAATAGTTTCTGGGACGATTGGTTGAATGATTTCACCTTCAGGGAATTTAGCCATATCTTCTTCAGATACAGTTTCCAAATCGGAAATTTCAGTTTCTGTTAAACCTTCAGCTTCTTTAGCCAAGTTCTTTACAAATTTGATGTCTTCTTTAGCCGTTGTTGTCATTAGTATTCTCCTCATCTTCTAAAATTATATCATGATCAAAAGCTGTAGCTTCTGTCATATTTGATTCATCAATTTCTTCACCAGGACGATAGATTGGTCTAGTGAAGTCTCTAGTAATAGTAATTTCTTTCTTTTCCATGATTAACCTAACCCTTGGATACGTAGACGTATCTCAGTAATATATTCAGGTAAGAAGTTTTCATTAGATAAGATGACATTCATGAAGTCATTATAGATATTGATATTCTCTCCAAAGTTACTTGCAATCAAATCAACCATAGGTTGTTGATAGCAACTTTGAAGAAGATCAATCATATTGATTTCCAATGTAGCGACATATTGGAGTACTTGTGGTAAGTTAGCATTAATAACTGCTAACTTAGTATTCTCCATAGTCTTACGATTATAGATAGTAGAACTATCTTTATTCTTTTTAGATTCTTCTAACTCTAAAGCAGAGTAGATAGAATCTTGCTCTCTAACGATCAATCCGATAACGAAATCGACCATGTGCTTATTGAAGCTACAGACTAAGAAGTCATATAATGTAGCTGCAGCAAGATAAATATTGTCATCCGTCATAGTATCGAATGACATATTACAAGAATTACAGATAATATCGATGATATTCCGATATGTGTCGCCTTCTACTGCATTAGTATTTTCGACATCCATTGGGAAGTTTGCACGGATATTATCAAAGTTAGATTTAAATGTGTTTACAATATTAGGTTTTGGTATAATAGCAAACTCGTAACGTTTATTGATTTGATCTGAGATCACATCATAGATATAATCACTACTAAAATTTGCTAAGATTTCAGATAACTGATGCTCATTGGCTAACTCATAGCCACTTGCTGTACTATATCCGAACATAGCTCCTCCTTACAAAAATAGATTTGTATAAATTTACTATATTGTAACTAGATAAATAATTTTTAAACTTTATCATAAAATTTTGCAAGGTTACCAGATATATGACTATTGACATTTGGATCATCTAAACTATAGATAGAAGTAAATGCTGATGGATCTAATTCTCCTTCAGTCTCATTACGTATCTGATCTATTGCATCTTTAGTCATATTATATTTATAAGCATAAGCTTTTAAGAATTCAGGATTTCTAAATGCTTCTCTAAGAGCTGCATCTTCTTTAGCTCTCTCAGCTTTCTCCCATTCTTGATAAGTAATACCATGAGCTTTAATCATGGCTTTATATTTATCCATCGGAGTAATCTCTTCAGGATTATCTTTATTCATTTCCTGTTGAACTTGATGAATCTCATCATATATCTCAACAGTCTCTGTTCCAACATCGAATACTACATCATCAACATCATTATCAGTCTTGATACCTTGCTTTGTAATACCGAAGTTTTCTTTAAGATTCTTACCTTCATACCATACATATAATGCCATGAGATAAGAGAAAGTTAAATCATCATGAGTATTAGCAGAGTGCTCTATCTTACCATTACGTTTAACTTCTAAACCAATAAATTCATCATAAAGTTGTTTAGTAACAAACTTATCTTTATGATTATCCATACGCTCTCTTAAAATTTCCATTAAGAGTTCACGTACATTCTTAGTTGAATCAAGACCAAATACTTTAACTAAAGCTTTAGTCTTCTTAATTGCCCCAGGACCTTCAAAACGTTCTTCGAGAATCTTTTCTTTATGCTCGAAGTATAAGTTCTTAGAGATACCTGCTTTTTTAAGTAAAGCTATAACCGACGCCCCGAACCCGACTGTATTTAGATATAGACGCTACTCTATACCCGTGCGTTCTGGCATCCACTCCCATTACAGGACGTGTCTAGATCATTTGTCATCCTCCAACTTTACTTGCTGAGGCTAGGATTTTTCCTCCGCCAATCGCTTGCGGTTCTACTCTCCCGTCAGGAGATGATCGTTGAACGTGTCTTCTAATAATTTTATTTTGAACCCAGCATAATCTCCATATAAGATAGCTTGGTTTCTGAATATATAATTTCTTAACATAGATTCAGTTAGACCAGTTTCTTCTATTATAGATTTAAGTCCATAAAATTTCATAATAATAGTATCATCATATAAAATATAATATTTTCTATTATCTGGTCTTGGAACTTTCATACTACCTTCAGCAACTGCTTGCTTATTATTTTCTGAATAAGTTCCCCATTTTAAATTATTTACATTACAATTCGTTCTTACTGAATCTAAATGTAATACAATTGGATGGTTTTCTGGATTTGGTATAAATGATTCAGCTACTAATCTATGAACTAACCATTTATATCGTTTACCTTCATAATATAAATCAACAGCTTTATATCCTTTATTAGTCATATAATAAGAGATATATCTATTTAGTTGATTATTAAAAATATTTCCATCAGAATCTATAGTATATTTACCATTAAATATATCTTTCTTCATAATATCACCTCATAATAGTGTTAAAGGTGATATAAATTATTAGAAGCTTTCGCTGCTAAACATGGGAGATAACTTTACTCCACACATGTCAAAGCAATTAACCCTATTGATACATAGACATTTCTATCTATGCAGTGCGTTCTTACACCATTTCGTTCGACGTTTT